CATCCAGCAAGGTAAAGCTGCCCTAGCGGGAAATCTACCCAAGTCTTTTCTGCGTGAAATGCGTAAGAAAGGTCTTGATTACTACGGACGTGTCGATAGACTCGAGTTGCCCTCGGGTTCCGTGTGTGTAAGACGTAGTCTACGCCCACTTAAGCCTAGAATGGCTCTATCGCCCGCCCGTGATAAGGAGGTGGTAACTAACCCCCTTGTCGAAAGTGTTGACCGCACTATAACTGGTCAGGTTGAGGACCTAACACCTGCCCATCCCAGTTTGTCCTGGGAGGAACAGCTTCGAGCAGATCTGGAGCGTATCCAGCGGCAGTGTGTGGAAGGTCCGACCCTGACGACAGGAGATCAAGCTGCACAGTCCCAAGCAGCCACTGGGGTCGTCCCAGTATCCACACACAACCGATTTGATGTGCTCAAAGAGGAGTGTGACGACGGCAAGCCGGCTGGAGAGTCGGCTTTCCTCACCCTGTTTAGGGGTGAGCGATGGAAGGGCAGGATAAGCCCCAGCGCAGCCACTCGCGCTGAACCACCACTACCTGAGCCTAAGCCGGTAGTTTATGTGTCTCCATTCGCCGTGCCCATAAGGGCACTGGTCCCCGATGCCCAATCCAATGCAGACTTTGTTCCAGTACATGAGAACGGTCCGCAGTCCAATGGAGAGGAGATTCGGGGTCCAGCCATTGACCCCCTCGTAGTTGCCATGCGACGTGAGGCCGCTTATTACCAGATGGATGAGCGGTTCTACGGTTACATGGCAATGAAGGGGCTAGGTGCAGGCAGATCAGCACGTAATCTAGCTGAGCTTAAAAACAAGGCAGAGATATGGTTGAGATCAAACACTGATTGGTCTCCCATTGAACAGCTCGCGGGCGTCACGCGAGCTTTGCTCATGTTGCAAAGGTATACGGTGGCCGAAACGGCCGTGTTCCAGTCATGGAGAAGCGAGAATCCTTGGAATCTCGATGGCGCTCTGACTCAAACGCACGGTCTCCACAATTTCGCTAGGAAGGGTCTGATACCTCGAACAGGTTGGACCAAGTACTTCGTGCGAAATCGTGCCGTCCCCACAGACTAGGGGTGCCCCGTCACGCGTGTTGCCGTTTGCGCCGGTTCTAAAGAGCTAAAATTGTTGGAACCAGGTTGCAAGCTTTCCAAACGGCAACCGCGGGATGAGGGGTGGCAGCACGGACGCAGGATAGGATATATGGCAGTGCCCGATCTGCCGATATGCTATCGTGTGTTCGCTCACCATGATTGTGTGCACAATCAAATCGTTTCAATCCACAACAGGGTCTGTGGGAAAGTACGTTATGACCCAGATCCCCAAATGTTGTGTAAATTGCGTAGTTTCATGCGGAGGGTAGGCTCGTCCCTTGCCAAACCCACCGTGTGGTCACTAGATCAAGTGGCTAATCACTACACTGGTGCGAAACGAGAGAGATACAAACAGGCAGCGGAGGAGTCTCGCGCCTACGGCCTGTCTCGTGCAAACTCGAAGGTGAAAATGTTCATAAAATGCGAGAAGATCAAGTTCCAAGACGCGGTTCCGGGTAAGCACAACCCAGATCCACGTGCAATCCAGTTTAGGGATCCCGTTTACGCTGTGAATCTTGCTACCTACCTAAAACCCATTGAGGAGATCGTATACCATATGCGAGGCAACAGGTTGAATAAGTTGCCACCCTCACGGGTGATAGGCAAGGGGCTTAATCAGCAGCAACGAGCTGAACTGGTTGTGGAAAAGTGGGAGAGGTTTGATGAAGCTGTAGCTATCTCATTGGACGCTAGCCGGTTTGACCAACACATTAGTGTTGGCCATTTAAAAGCCGAGCACGCCTTTTACAGGGCCATGAACAATAGCCCTGTTTTCGCGCAACTGCTCTCTTGGCAATTGGTAAACGAGGTCACCACGAGTCGTGGTCTGAAGTATATTACCGAAGGCAAACGAATGTCGGGTGACATGAATACCGCCTTAGGTAACTGTGTGATTATGGTGTGCATGCTAGCAATGTTCTTTGAAGATAAAGCGGTGTGCTGGGATTGTATTGATGACGGCGACGACATTGTCCTTTTCATTGAGCGAAGAGACATGGCGTTGCTGGATCCCCTATTGGCCCACTTTACATTATTGGGTATGGACATGAAAGTCGAAGAACAGGCATTCAAGATAACTGACATCGAATGGTGTCAATCCAAACCCGTGTTGGTGGGTGGGGTGTGGAAATTCATCCGCAATCCCGCCAAGGTGCTATCTGGGGCGTTGGTAGGGCAAAAGTGGATAACCATGCAGAGTGAGCTTAGTAGAAGAAAGCTCGCCAATACCATAGGCATGTGTGAGGCCATTCTCAATGCCGGCGTCCCCGTGCTCCAAGCATTTGCACACGCAATCATACGTAATGCAGCTACAAAGAAAACCGTATCACTAGCTCAAACGGATCAATTGATCTTCCGCGTTCGTAGCGAGCTCGGGAAGTCGCGTCTGCGCACCTTACCTAGTGTGCAGCCGGCGGTAATCACCAACGAAGCGAGACAAACGTTCTCTGAAGCATTTGGTATTGATATTGATACACAGATTGCCTACGAGAGGTATTTTGAGAACTGGGCCTTTCAGTTCTCAGATCCGATTGCATATCCCAAACCCATTGATGTTACTAGATGGGAATGGGTCGCAGAGGATGTCGAGTTTTGCTGAGTGGTTATCAGGGCGACCACGTATGTCGTTAAACTGCTAGTCCTGCCTGACTATAAACTGGCATGGGGTTCATGGACTTAATTGGCCCAAAATCGGTGGGAAACCTTAATATTTCCGTGCTAACCAGAATGCCAAGAGACTGCACGGCGCCTGCCTTAGGTGTCCATGGATGTACAGTCCCCGTGTTGTTGCGGGCACCCCATACACAACAAATTTATGACATGGCAAGAAATCGCTCCAATCGTAACAACAATACTACTGCTAGTGGTGATACTTCTAAGAAGAAGAGTAGCCGGAATGCAGCCAAAGGCGGAGGAGCTGGAGGAGGCCCTCCTACAGCTGTTGGAACGGGGATTATCGCCCAAGGCCCAGCAGTCGTTGGAAGATCTAAGCAGACTGTCCGCTTCTCCAATACCGAGTACGTCGCTGACGTCTCCGCACCCGCCATTGGCACACAAGGCCCAATCTTCACCTACGCTGTTAACCCAGTCAGCGGACTTACCCCATGGTTATCGCGGATTGCGGGGGGGTATGAACTCTACCGGTTCCGGAGGTTGGTCGTGACTTACACACCAACCTGTGGCACCACCACCTCCGGGGTGGTGGTGGGCGCCTTTGATTATGACGCCGCCGATGCCCCCCCAACCAATAAGGCCCAACTATCCGCGATCGATGGTGCTGTCCGCTCCAATGTCTGGAACAAGGTCGAGATGCGTACCAGACCCATGGATGGGTGGTACTATGTAGGGGTTCCGGGCGCTCTTACGTCCAATCCCCTCAATACTGACATCAAGACCTATGATATGGCAAAGTTTTACTTAGGAGTATACAACCAGGCTGCCATAGGCCCTGTTGGTGAGCTCACTGTGTCGTATGACGTGGAATTTGCCCGCCCTGACTTCCAAGGGGCGATTGCGGGCGCTGCAGAATATTTGGCACCCGTTGGCTCCACGATCACCAACATCGCCGGTACCTCGGTTGTGGCAAATGGCTCCCCCATTGCCACGCTTACCGGATCTGCCACTTCCGGCACCATGCGTTTCCTGTTTAATATACCAGGTGAGTACTTGCTGAGTCTCACCGGCTATTGGGGTGCTTCATCGGCCCCTTCGGGATTCGGTGCCATTTTTGGTGCCGCAACCCAGACAGAGACTTCCGGCACTACGTCCACCTTGGACTGGCTGGAAAACATGGCCACGGGATGGTCTTCCGGTAGCACCACTTGCGTGGGGTATGGCATGCTCTGCGTCTCGGTTGCGCAGGGCACTGCGGTTACCATCGCTCTCGTGAGTGTAGTTAACTCCTTCCAACTCATTAGGGCAAGGTTGGCAAACTACAAGAAAATTCTCGGTTAGACCGTGTCGGGGTGCCTAAGTAGGGGAAACTCAGTAACCCTCACCCTTTAGGCTGAAATTTCTCAGGCACTAGGCGGTCCTGTAGCCTAGTAGTACACCACATGGATTACCTAGGGGGCGGTTCCCCTTGGGTTTTGAAGTGTTGGTGGGCCGAGCGGAAAACAGGGAGGGCTGTGAATGGTTTGTATTCGGACCCACAGCCGCTAACACGATACTAGGTCCCCCGTCGGGTTCTACGGGCTGGGGGCTAAAGTGAACCCACGTCAGCAACGATTATTGCTAGACTCGAATCCCTGAGTCGACTGTGACTGGCATGGGGGGGGCACGTGACCCATTCGCATACAATCTTCTGCCGTATGTCGGTGTAGCATCGTTACAATGGGTGCGGTTGTGTGGAGCATTGGGGCGAACTAACCCCCATGGTACCCGCCACTTTTAATCATCGGCAGGAGTGCTTGTAAAATACTCAGGCTTGGAAAGCCATCCAACCTCAAGGTCTTCGGACCATCCCGTAAGGGAGGGCGTGAGGGGATGTGGCGAGCGTGTTGTGACCACGGGTTTGGATTACATCCCTACCCAGACGAGTCAAGCATGTAATCGGTG